CGATTTAATGGTATCGGTTATTGGCTGCCTAAAATTAGAACAATTTAAAGAAATCTGGAACGGCGAAAAAATTGAACTGTTACCAGAAGCGCCGCGCAGCTGGCTATCACGAATTGACAAAGGCGTAACAAATAACTTCATACTTTCGTGGACGCTAGACGATTTATTATTTATCGGGCGCGCTTTTTGGTATGTGGTAGACCGCGATAGTTCAGGGTATCCCAGTTCGTTTACCCGTTTACCTGCTGCTATGGTCACAACACAAGACCAGGCACAAAGTAACGGCGTATGGTTCGGGCCGTCTAAACAAATATTGTTTCAAGGTTTACCTATCGTCTACGAAGACGTCGTACAATTTATTTCACCAATACAAGGCCTAATTTACACCGGCGCAGTATCGGTAGACACAGCGCTAAAACTAGAACAGGCCCGCAACCGTAACGCGTCAAGTTTGCAACCAGCTGTAACGCTTAGGCAAAAATCGGGTGAACCAATGAGTGCGCAAGAACTACGTGACCTAGCGGCAGCCTATGACGAAGCCCGTTATGCGTCTGCTACTAGTGCTGTTAACGAATTTGTAGAAGTAATTATGAATACTTCAACCCCAGACAAAATGCTGTTAATTGACGCCGCAGAATATCAGGCAAAAGAAATTGCCAGAATTGCAAACGTCCCCGCCTACCTCGTTTCGGTCAGTATCGGAAATTACAGTTATGTTTCAAGTTCAGAAGCTTCTAGAGATTTATACCAGTTCGGCGTAAAACCGTATATAGATTGCATACAAGAAACATTAAGCGCTAACAATGTTTTACCGCGCGGCGTAGTAGTTAAATTTGATATAGAAAGTTATTTAAATGCGGATTATCAAAATATTAAAAACGAAACAACAGACATAACAGTAAACGAAACGGCGGTAAGTAATGCTTAGACTTGTACCACAAAATTTAAATTTGGACGCCGCGCCTGCCGGTATGAAAAGCCCCCGCCGGACACTTGCAGGCGTGGCGGTTCAATACGAAGTAGAAGCCGTAGTATCGGACGGCCAGAAAGTGAAGTTTGCTACTGGGTCATTACCGTTAGAAGGTAAAAAACCTAAAATGTATCTTTACCACGACAGTAGTAAACCCATTGGCTTAGTGAATAGCCGCGAATTGGTAGGCGATACTGTGCTATTTGAAGCCACTATTTCGCAGACCCGTGACGGGGACGAGGCGCTACAGCTTGCACAAGACGGCGTATTAGACGCAGTAAGTGTAGGTATTTTGCCTATTGAATTCAGCTTTGACGAAGCCGGCACAATGATTATTACTAAAGCTGACTGGCAAGAATTAAGCCTGCTACCTTTCGGCGCTTTTGAAGCCGCAAAAATAGAACGAGTAGCGGCCAGTATCCCCGAAACAGAAGTAGAAGTAGTGTTAAATAGTATTCAAGACCAACCAACAGAGGTAACAGATATGACACAGCCACAAGAAGCCCCGCAAGTTATTGAAGCCGCACAAGTTTTAACTTTCGCGCAACCTAAAAAACTTCGTTTGCCTAGCACGTCAGAATATATCGCTAGCTATGTGCGTGGCGGTTCAGATTTTGCGACAATGAACGCGAACATTAAACAAGCTGTTATTGAAGCTGCGCCAGGTACAGCACCATATATAAATACTGAAAGTACGCCAGGTATTTTGCCAGAAATTATTACAGGCAGCGTATACGACGGACTTAATCCGGTGCGCCCGTTTGTTAGTGCTATCGGTACTCGCGCTATGCCTACAGCCGGTGCAACGTTTCGCCGCCCGAAAATTACGACACGCCCAGTAGTTGCGCAACAGTCTGCACAATTTGACACACTTAACGCGTCTACTGTTGTTGTATCAAATAACGATATTTCTAAACTAAGTTTTGGTACGTATGTAACAGTGTCCGAACAGGATTTAGACTGGTCAGACCCTGCAAGTATTGACATTATTTTAAACCAGTTAGCTATTGCCTACGGTCAAGCCACAGATAACTACGCTATAGATACTTGTCACGCTGCAATTTCACAAACTTCGTCAGTAGCTGATACTGCCGTAGGTGCAGACTGGGTAGCAGCAATTTACGAAGGCGCACGACAAATTTCTACAGATAGCAATTATCTACCTACGCATATGTTTGTAACGCCTGCAAGTTGGAAAGCACTAGCAAGTTCAGTAGATGACGCAAACCGCCCAGTATTCCCGTTTGTAGGTGCGCCTAATCTTATGGGTCAAAACGCTGCGGGTAATTCGTCTGCTACAAGCTGGAACGGCAACCCGCTAGGACTAGTTCTAGTAGTTGACCGTCACGCCCCTGGTTCGTTTATGGGTCACGCCGCAGGGCCAGCCGCTGGCTTTGAATTTTATGAACAGCAAAAAGGCGCAATTTCTGTAGACGTACCCGCAACACTGGGCCGCACTATTGCCTTCAGAGGTTACGTAGCCGGCTTTATGGCTGACGCTACAAAATTTGTTAAGTTCGTTTAACTAGAAAGAAGGCCAGCTATGGCCGTTTATTCGGTTCAACAAAAATATTTAACCGATAATTACGCGGTAATACGTTTACAAACAAACGCCGAACCGCTAGAAATTGGTCAAAGTTTTACAGTAGCGAACGTAGACGCAACTTTTAACGGCAGTTATGTAGTTCGTGCTTTACCGCAATATTATTTTACGGGCGTAGACCTGCAAGGTTTCTTTTTATACAACTTGCAACTACCAATGTCTAATCAAGTTTTATACGCTAAAACTGCAACCAATGTAGACATAGTGGCCGCTACTGGTACGTTAACGGCTTCAATAACTTGCACGTGGATTACAGCCGCCCAGATAGAGGACTGGCTAGGAATAGGAACGGCTACGGCAGCTGATACAGCTTTTTTAACTACTTGTGCTTCTGCCGCTAACGCTTTTAGTTTTAGACGCAGACAAGAAAACGGCTGGATAGATAGCCCTACTACTGTGCCTAGTAATGACGTTTCTTTAGGCGTTGTAATGTATGGCGGGGCTTTATTTCGTCAACGAGGGTCAATTTCGGATTTCGCTAGTTTTGACGGTTTAGGTACTGGTAATACTTTTGGTTTATCGCCAATGGTTAAACAACTGTTAGGCGTTGACCGCCCGCAGGTGGCGTAATGCCACAAAATTTTACAGACTTATTTAATACGGCGCTAACAAACCTAACAGCGACGCTTACCGCTGTAACCGGTTTACAAGTAGTCAATGACCCGCGCAACCTAAACCCGCCCTGCGCTTTCATAGACGCCCCCAGCTTTGAAGCGTTTAACGCAAACGTAGTAAAAATGTTATTCCCAGTCAGGGTAATAACTTTAGGGCCAGGCAACTTAGACGCCCAGCGCAGCCTACTTAACCTGGCTTCGTTAGTGCTGGGTGCTAATGTTGGCGTTACAGACGGTAGGCCTACAGAAGCTTTAGTAGGCGGCGTGGCTTATCCGGCTTATGACATTACGGTAACTATGCAAGCCCAGACAGCGTAAAGGATTTATGGAAACTTATTTAGTGACGTCAGATAGGTTAATTTGGAAACGCGGCGAAATTGTGACCGCGAAAGATTTAATAGCCGCAAACGTAGAACTACTTGTAACAGGCGGCCATATATCCCCACAAGGCGTAAAGAAATCTGCTAAAACTAAAGATACAGAAACCGAAAAGGACTAACCCAATATGGCTACAACTGTTTATCTTTCAAACCCAGCGCTAACTATTAATAGCGTAAACCTTACTGACCAGGCGACAAGCGCAGTACTAACTTTTGTTTACGAACAATTAGAAACTACAGCCTTTGGCGACACAGGCCGCAAGTATGGCGGTTCAGCTGTAACTTCTTTGCAAAATAATACTTTTGAAGTAACGCTATACCAGAGTTACGCGGCGTCAGAAACAGAAGCCACAATTTATGGGCTGGTAGGTATTCAGACCACTATTACAATTTCACCTACTGCAGCTGGTTTAGTTACACCTAGCGCAACCGAACCGAAATATACTTTGGCAAATTGCTACCTAGAAAGTCATACACCAATTAACGCAACATTAGGCGAACTTTCTACTATCACACTTACTTTCACTGGCGGCACGTTAACTAAAGCCGTTTCATAATGGCGCGGCTTTGGCCGCTGATAATCACAAAAACAAGCAACGCCAGTAAAACGGCGTACGAGAAAGGTAACTAATGCAATTAACATTAAAAGCCGTATTCAAAGACGGCACAAGTTACGAAGTGCAAACTAACTTAATGACAATAGTTTTATGGGAAAGAAAATATAGGCGCAAGGCGTCCGATATTGCTAACGGTATCGGCGTAGAGGATTTGGCGTATATGTGTTACGAAGCCAGCCGTCTAAACGGAATTGTAGTACCAGCTAACTTAGACGCGTTTATAACAAGTCTGACAAACATTGAAGTAGTAGACCAGGCAACCGATTTAAAAGCAGACCAGGCACAGTAAGTTATTTAATGGCAGAAGTTTTAGTAACGTGCCACTACTGGCCTAGCCATATTGAATTTAGCGTAGGTGATTTGTATACCGTCGTAGAAATATTGAACAAGAAAAATAAAACTTATGTTTGAAAAAAAAGACATACTACAAATACAAGGCATACAGCAAACACTTGCCGAACTAAACAAATACGACAAGGTTTATAGACGCGAGGTAACTAAACGCATTAAAGGCGCTGGTCAAGAAATCGTTACTACAGCCCGTGAACTTATTGGCACTACGCCGCCGCTATCTGGTATGGCGCGCGGCAAACTTATTAAAGGCCGTGAGGTTTACTGGGATAACCGAACCGCTAAAGCTGGCATAAAAATTAAAGTAGGTAAACGCGCAAGTAGGGGCGGCACAGTTCAGTTTAAAGATAAATTTGACGCTGAAAATAACCCGCGCGAAAGCCATAGCGTAACTTTTAAAGCCAGGCCGTACGGGCTTATGGTTGCGCAACAGTTAGACGCTGCCGGTTCTATTTATGACCACGCAGGTATTAAAGCTAAAAATAGTAGGTTTGTTAATAATTTAAATGTAGAAGTAGGTTTACAGCCCCGCGCGATAGACCCAGCCGTAGAGAAGCACAGATACACAGTGCAAAACGCTGTTAAAGAAATAGTAGACGAAGTAGCCCAGATACTTAACAAGAAATTGAAAACCCGCTATGGCAATTAATATACCGATTACGTCAAGTTTTGACGATAAAGGATTAGGTAAAGCCCAGAAAGCTTTAGGTGCTTTTGGTGTTGACGCAAACAAAGGCTTTGCAGGTTTAACAAAATCTACGCTTATTGCTACTGCCGCTATTGGTGCAGCTGTGGGCGCTGTAGGGGCGTTTGCTTATAAAGCAATACAGGCGGCGTCAGATTTTAACGAAGCTATAAGTAAAAATAAAGTAGTTTTTGGTGCAATATCTAAAGAAGTAGAAGCGTTTGCACGTACAGCTAATACGGCTTTAGGTTTGAGTGAAACGGCAGCGCTTAAGGCAGCTGGCACGTTTGCTATTTTTGGTAAGTCCGCTGGGCTTGCCGGTAAAAATTTAAGTGATTTCAGTTTAGACCTGGTTACTTTGGCGTCAGATTTGGCGTCGTTTAATAATACTTCTGTAGATGACGCTATAACGGCTTTAGGGTCTGCGCTTCGCGGCGAAGCTGAACCGTTACGCAAGTACGGCGTTTTATTAGATGACGCAACATTAAAAGCGGCTGCGACTGAGTTAGGTATCTATTCAGGTAGCAAAGCATTAACGGCACAGCAAAAAGTATTAGCGGCACAAAAAGTTATATTTGACCAGACAGGGGACGCACAAGGCGATTTTGCTAGAACGTCTGACGGCCTAGCAGCACAACAAAAAATATTAGGCGCAACGTTTGACGATATACAACAAAAGTTAGGCGCAGCGTTTTTACCTATATTTCTTGAAGTAGTCACTTATTTAAATGACCACGTAGTACCAATATTTGAACGAGTAGCAGAAGTAATAGGCGAAAAAGGATTAGTAAAAGGATTACAACAAGCGCTATACGAAATGGGCAGTAGTGGAATAGGCCTTATAAACGGCTTTAAAGCTATTTCGGTTAACGCAGCGCGCGCCGCAAACGTAATGTATAAGTTTGCCAAAGTTTCGGCGGCGTCAGCTATGGCGCTAATCAATCCAGTTAAAGCTATAAAAATGTTAGGTGACGCGTTTAATGACTTTATAGACGTAGACAAATTAGAAGCCAGCTTTGATACTTTCATAGCGGGTATTGGCAATATGGCCAGCTATTCGGGTTACTCAAGTTTTGCCGCTAAACAATTAGCAGAAAACGCTAAAAGCGCTGCCGAAATGGCAAAACTATTAGGCGAAAATACAGACGATACGCCAGGCGGCGCAGCTTCAAAAATAGACAAAATGGCTAAGGCAGCTAAAAAGGTTGCCGACGCACTTAAGAAAGAATTAGCGCAAGGCGTTAAAGACGCGGCCGAAGCTTTAAATACACAAATGGCAGAAGCGTTAGACAGCGCTAAAAGCCGTTTAGAAAGTGCGCAAGACGCTTTTAATTCGTTTAGCGGTTCAGTTCAAAACGTGATAACTGAAAGCCTTAATTTTGGTAAAGCTTTTGAGGAAGGCGGCGAGGACGCAGGGTCAACGTTTTTTAGTGCTTTACAGAAACAGGCAGATAAAGCTAAAGAGTTTGCAGACCTGGTAGAAAAGCTTTTAGCCGCTGGTCTATCGCGTGAAGCTTTACAGCAAGTCATAGACGCAGGCGTAGAAAGCGGCGCGTCTATAGCTAAAGAATTGTTGCAGTCAAGCGCAAACGTTTTACGGGCTAACACACTTGTAGCCGAAACTAACGCAATAGCTAAAACTATTGGTGACCTATCGGCAAGCAAGTTTTACGCTGCCGGTGTATCTAACGCGCAACAATATTTAGCCGGTGTAGAAGCCGCTATGGCGGTTGCACAGTCACAATTAGCGGGCACAGGTTTAACTCTGGCAGATGTCAAAGGCATTAG